AAAGCCATTAAAAAATTCAACACAAGTTTTATTGAAAGAGTCTTTATCCCACTGACTTATATTGTTTCCTCTTTGCATAATCCTAACTAAATTCATTAAAAACTCGTGGACACTTAATAAACCGTTTGATTCTAACGGTTCTATGAAACCAGCAGATAAGCCTATTGCACAAACATTTTTAACAAAGATTCTATCGTGTATCCCCACTCGCATACTTATATTTCTAAAATTACTTTTACTATAATTAAATTTATTTTTCTTTAGATAGCTTTTAAATTGTTCTAAAGCTTCAGAGTCAGATATATATTTATCCGAATAAACATATCCTGTCCCTATTCTATGCCAGCAAGGAATATTCCAAACCCATCCATTTTCTATTGCAGTGCAATTAGTATAGGGTTTTAATTGCTTTTCTTTATTTGTATAAGGAATTTGAGTAGCCCAAGCTTTATTGTTTGGTAACAAATTAGAATAATCATTAAAATTTTCTTTTAATGTTTTTCCTAGAAGTAAAGACTGAAACCCTGTGCAGTCTATAAATAAATCTGCTTTATAATTGTTTAAAGAAATAATTCCTTTTTCATCTTGTTTTATATTTTTTATTTCTTCTTTTATATGTTTTACACCTTTTGGTTTACAGTAATAATCTCTAAGCCATTGACTAAATTTTATAGCATCAAAATGATACGCGGCATCATATTTAAAATCATAACAAGGTAGTTCATTATTTTTATTTTCAAATATCGTATTGTGATTTACCAAAGACATAATAGGATAAATCGAGTCTGCGTAGTTTGATATTTTTGTTTTTGGTTTTAAATATTTTTTTAAAAACCATAGTTCTTTATTTCCAACGTCATCGTTTTCATAGACTCTTCCAAAAGGATAATGAAACCCACCGTCACCTTTTTTATAAAAATCTTGAAATCGTATACTTAATTTATAACTAGCTTCACAAAAAGGCATGAAGTCTTTGTCTTTAATATTTAAAAGTTCTAACCAATTATTAATAAAACCTAGAGTGCTTTCGCCAACACCTACAGTAGAAATATTTGGAGATTCAATTAATGTAATATTCTTTTTTGGAAATTGAGATATTAAAGTAGCGGCGGTCATCCAACCTGCACTACCTCCACCTACAATAAGTATATTATTGACTTTCATTAACCGACTAAAATATACAGAAAAAAATAATTAAATCAAGGACGATGCGGTTCCTGAATCAACCCAAACTGAATTATCGTCATCCCAATAATGTTGATTACCTGTTCCGTCTTGTTTGCTACCGGTCCATCTTTGATTAGCTACGTCCCAACCTAACATTAAAGTTACACCATCAAGTTCTTGAGTGGATGGATATGCTTGAGGGGCAACCCAATGATAATTACTATCTAAAGTAAAGCCCTCCGCTGGTTTTGGCGCTATAAAAGCATTGTTTGTAGAATCCCATTTTGAACCTGGACCTGCATAATTATATCTCGCGTTAGCGTTGTAAGAAGTTTGTTTCCAATAAGTTGATGGATAATTTCCACCATTTTCCGCTAAAATAATAGGGTCTTGAACTATGTTGTTAGTTACCCAAGTTTCTGCAGTAGTAGAATAATCGCCTCCATTAGCCTCTACATCAGAATTGCCTACAACAACAACTCTTAATACAGTATCGTCAGATGATTTTATTTCTGCAAAGTGTGCCATTATGATGTGTACGTTCCAGGGCTAGTAAACGTGTGAAGAGTTTTTCCAGACCTTGTTGATACCGTTCCTCCAGTTCCTAATTGTTTAGTTCCATCGTAAGATACAACTACAACACCTGATCCACCGTTTCCTGCAGAACCATTACCCTGGCCTTTTCCAGGACCACCATTAGCAGAGTTATTTGGTTGATTAGATGAACTGTTATCGCTGTAACTTCCGCCGTGTGCATAAGTACTACCTGTTACTGGATAAGGATAACCTGATCCGCCGCCTGTTTGGCCACCGCTTCCATTCTTTCCTCCGCCGCCTCCTGGGCCGCCTGAGTTACCTTGACCTGGAATTCCTGAACCACCTGATCCCCCGTGAACCGTTGCGGCTCCTCCGGATCCTCCTGGTGTACCGTTTCGGCTAGGTTCAAACCCACCTACTCCACCACCTGTAGTCCCTTGTGGACCAAAAGCAGAATTTCCTCCACTTTGTCCTCTTCCAAATCCTGAAGAGGCAGTTCCACCGCCTCCAATTGTTACAGAAAAATCTGTGTCTGGATCTACTTCAACAGAAGAAAATACTGTTAGACCGCCTGCACCAGAAGATCCTCCTGATCCAGAAGATCCACCACCGCCTCCTGCGGCTACCATATATTCAACTACGTAAGGACTTCTTCCACCTCTTGTTTGTCCGAAACCTTTTGCGGCTGCTGCTCCAAAGGTACCTATTAAAGGCATAAGCTATTTCCTCCTATTATGCAAACTGTGTTTGAGAAGCAAACGCTGTGAACGCAGCATCTCCAGTTTTAAATACTGTGTACGTATATACATCAACAGAGTTTGTATTACCTTCAGATGGTGCTGAACCACCTTGCCACTCAGGTGTAACGGAAGATCCGTCAATTTGAAAAGCATTGTTGTAGTATGCTGTACCTGCATTTGTGTGTAAGAAAGCAACAGTAAGAGATTCACCTGTATCCATGATACTGTTTAATGTATTTGAACCGTCTCCTCTTAAGTTAATCGTAAAGTTACCTGAAGCGTTTGATGTATAATATAAAACTGCTTGTGTGATGACATCGTAGTTAATTGTACCAGTTGCTGCTGTTGCAGAAACCGTAGCTTTTTCTGTTAACTGTTGTACACTACCGGCACCTAAAGCTACTCTCCCTAAACCTTTTCCAGCAAGACTAAAATCAATATTAGTGTCTCCACCAGTTGCAGTTATGCTTGGTGCATTACCTGTTGCCGCGTTAGTTACATCTATTTGGTTTACTGCTGATGCTGTTGTTTGAAAGATAATTTGTTCATTTCCATTTTCATCTCTAATTCCGTGTGCATCATCAATGTCAACGTTGTGTGAGTTAGTATCTAAATTACCACCTAATTGAGGTGAAGTATCTTCAGAAACTTCTTTAATACCTGTATTGATTGTTACAATATTAGGGTTAGTTCCATCATCTGCTGCAGAAAAAATAACGGCATCACCTTTATTTGTTGCAGAAAAAGTAAAAGAATCCCCTGATCCAGATACATATTTAAATTGTACTGTGTATGCACCCGATGTTGAATTTCTTAAAAAATAAAAAGTTTGAACATCTAATGGAATTGTTACTACTTGGTTTCCTGTAATAGTTCCAGTAAACTCAATCATTCTATGAGATAAAGTTGCACCTGTTGATCCATCAGAAACTGATAAAGTTGTTGTTTGTGCACCACCAGCAATTGATTGCTGTGTAAATCCACCAGATATTTGTTCAATAATTTGTAAATTGGTATTAGTTTTTGTTCCCCATGTACCGGCGTTTTCACCAGTTGCCTGAAGTTCAACTCCTAAAGGTGTATATGTTGATGCCATAATTTTGTTCTCCTATGCTACGTCACTATACGTTGTATTTGATCCAGTGTCAACATCTTGAAATGCTTGTATTCCAAATCCTGTTGCTGTTCCAAATGCAGCTACATTACTAGATATTGACTGTCCGTCAAGTGTTATATCTAAACTTATAACATGTGATACAGACCCTACACTAGATGTAACAGATTGTCCAGTTAAACCCATTACATCTGCAGGTCCTAAAGATCCTAGACTTGAAGTTAAACCAAATCCATCTGGTATTATTACAGGATTTGAAGTTTCATCTGTTGAACCTAAAGAAACGGTAGCAGAAAGGCCATCTATTTCATAAGTAAATTGTATTGTTGGTGAACCTACAGAAGACGTTGCAGATTGACCTGTTGGTAACATCACGTCTGCTGGAGAAACTAGACCCGCAGAACATGTCGATGACTGACCAGTTAAAGTTAAAGAAACATCACCAATTACTGTAGGTGATCCAACACTTGATGTTCCAGACACGCCTGTTAATCCCATTACATCTGCAGGAGACAATGAACCAACAGAAGCTGTAGCTGATTGTCCTGTTACTAATACATCACCTTGTATACCCCAAGCATCAGCATTCCAGGTTGCTCTACCCCAACCAGTATTAATTTCTGCTGTTACGGAAACTGATCCAATGCTTGATGACGCTGAAAGACCTGAAGGGAAAACATCTATATTAGCAAGTTCTCCATAGTTATTATCTCCCCAAGACTTACCGCCCCAACCTTGTTGAGGAACACCCATATTGGTTCCAGAACCAAGTGATGTAGTTAAACCAAAACCTGTTAAATTTACAATTGGATTTGTACTGTCACCCCAAGTTTCTGAGTTCCAAGTGTTTCTGCCCCAACCATTTAATGAATAAGATAAAACACCATCAGCATTTAAAGATGAAGTTAATTCTAAACCTGTTAGTTCAACACTGTTATCTGTAACTGCTCCCCACTCACCATTACTCCAAGTGGTACCACCAAATCCTGTTTGAGGCACAGCCATGTTTGTTCCACTTCCTACTGATGCGGTTGAACCTAAACCTGTTAATGAAACAGTAGTCCCATCTTGTTGTCCCCAAGAGTTTTGATCCCAAGGTAACATTCCCCATGTATCGGCATCTACAGTATTTGCTTGTCCACCCATTCCAGAGTGAATAGAACAATAATAATATAATGTTGGTGCTGAAGCGGCTACAGTAATTTGCGTATAGGCTC